CAGAAATGGGGAATAGATCGACTGCCCGAGCTAGTGTCCGTCGAACTGGCCCAGAAGTACGGGCGGCAAATGAGCATGATGAACGAAGCAGTCGCAGAAAACGATGTGGAGAGAACGCGCAAAAAGGCAGAGCAAGTCATCAAAGGAATGATCGCTATGGACGCCGAGGCAGAGCGTACAGGCGCTCAGAAAGCATCCAGCGACGTCTGGGAGGTTGATGTAGATGGCGAACTGTTTGGCATCATGAAAGACGGAAGAGCGTGGAAGCAGATAAAAGAACAGCGGCCCGAGCTGGAGCTGCTGACGTTGCGCGAGGTTGCGCTGGCCTACAAGTGGTTCAGAGAAAACTGGATGGGCGAGCTTGAAAAAGCAGCCAAGCAATCATTCCCTGGGGCAGAAATGACAGATATTCAAGCAAAAACATTTGATGATCCCATTCCGTTTTGATAACGTAGATGCACCAAATGGCACGAAGTCTTATCCATTTCCTTTTGTGCTCTTTGCCTCACCGAACTGGCCCAGCATTGCGCTGGGCCTTTTTTGCATGTAACGTATGCATATGAGCACTTACGTCGTGGCATATGACAAAGACATCGATGAGGATGAACTCGATGCAGAGGTTGCTGAGGTGCTTTGGCTAATCAATGAGCGCATTCTGGGCGGTAGCAGCAAGAAGCTCATGGCAGTAGCGCTCAGCTTGGCAATGAAAGAATACTTGGACAATAGCGAAGCATTCGGCATCCATCATTGACGCGCTGAGACACACAGCGACGGCAAGGCGCGAGCGCCCGCGCGTGTAGCACAGCCCAGAATTATTGACAATCTTGTGTCGTTTTTGTGCTATTTACAGGGCAGTTTAGGCTAAGGTGCTGATTTTATTGCATAATTTATTTAACATAATGCGTATTATGCGTTTTTGACCCCCCCCCACCTCGCCGCAGCAGGGGGGCGTGCGTGTGTAGAAAAGCGCACATACGACTGCCCCCCCTGCCCCCTATTGCCAGAACTGCTAGCATCGTCTAAAATTTTAAAAATTGTGAAAGCGAGGCAGTATGGCGGGCAAGCAGTTAAGGAAGAAGATTTTGGCTGACATTGCTAGGAATGGCGGCGCTAACTATGTGCTGGAGCGGGCTTCTAGCATGACGTTGAGGTTATGGGCGACTGAGGAGTGGGGTTGCAGTCGTAATTATTTGAGTGAGACAATCCGCAGTGTTCCTGAGTATGGCCGTGCGTTAGATAAGGCGCAGCCTATTTTAGCGGATGCGATTATGGAGGAGAATGTTGAGATTGCTGATGGTATTTCGGACACTGCGTCTAGTGTGCAGGTTGCGAAGGTTCGCGAGCAGATGCATGCGCGAAAGATGTTGGCTGCTGGGCTAAACAGGGATCGGTACGGCAGTGGGCCAAAGACTGAGATTACGTTAAATCTTGGTGATTTGCACTTGGATGCCCTTAGAAAAATCAGCGCGGATCGCCAGGCATTGATGGCAGAGGATCGTGAGCGTGAGATGAGGGTTATTGAGCATGACGACTGACGTTAATCCTTTTGAGGAGTTTACGTTACAGTATATGGATGATCCTGTGCTGTTCGTCAGGGAAGTGCTAGGTGCTGATCCTTTGGATTATCAGGCTGAGTTTTTGGATGCGATTGCGAGTGGTGAGCGTCGTATTAGCATACGCAGCGGTCACGGCACTGGTAAGTCAACATCGGCCTCGTGGGCGATGCTTTGGTATTTGCTTATGCGGTTTCCGAATAAGGTTGTTGTGACTGCTCCGACGAGTGGGCAGTTGTTTGATGCGTTGTTTGCTGAATTGAAGCGTTGGATTGGTGAGTTGCCTAAGCCAATACAAGACCTTTTGACTGTTAAGAGTGATCGGGTTGAGTTGGCGGCTGCGCCGAGTGAGATGTTTATTTCGGCACGCACCAGCCGGGCTGAGACGCCAGAGGCTTTGGCTGGGGTTCATAGTGACAATGTTCTTTTGGTTGTTGACGAGGCTAGTGGTGTGCCTGAGAAGGTGTTTGAGGCGGCGGCTGGGAGTATGAGCGGCCACAATGCCACGACGATTTTGCTGAGCAACCCGACTAGATCGACTGGCACGTTTTATGAGAGCCAGACGCGGATGGCGCACACGTGGTGGACGCGGCGTTGGAGCTGCGTAGATAGTCCGTTGGTGTCTGATGAGTTTGTTGACGAGATGCGTGAGCGTTATGGGGAGGAGAGCAATGCGTTTAGGATTAGGGTTTTAGGTGAGTTTCCGTTAGCGGATGATGACACGATTATACCGTTTCATTTGGTGGATGCTGCGATGGGCAGAGATATTGATGTTGACAAGGAGCGTCGGCCTATCTGGGCTGTTGATCCTGCTCGTTTTGGTAGTGATAGGACGGCGTTTTGCAAGCGTGTTGGTTCAGTCATAACGGAAATTAAGAGCTGGCGTGGTTTAGATTTGATGCAGACGGTTGGTCGAGTGATGGCAGAGTATGAGGCTTTGAACCCGAGCAGCAGGCCGTCAGAGATATTGGTTGATAGTATTGGTGTGGGTTCTGGTGTTGTTGATCGTTTGAGGGAGCTGGGAGCGCCTGTGAGGGGTGTTAACGTTGCTGAAAGTCCGTCTATGGGTGAGACGTATAATAATTTAAGGACTGAGTTGTGGTTTAAGACGAAGGCATGGCTGGAGGATCGGGGGTGTCGGTTGCCGCAAGATGATGAGTTGTTGGCTGATTTAACGGGTATAAGGTATAGTTTTACGTCGTCTGGCAAGATGGCGGCTGAGAGCAAGGATCAGATGAGGCGTCGTGGTTTGAGGTCGCCTGACTTGGCTGATGCTGTTTGTTTAACGATGGCGAGCGATGCTGCGATGGCGTTGAGTGGGCCTATGACGTCTTGGCGCGGTGAGATCAGAAGAAATTTGCGTGGTATTGCGTAGTGTGATATGGTCGTTTCAACATAGGAGGTTTTTATGGCATATGGCAAAAAGACGGGCGGTATGAAAAAGTCTGGCGGTAAGGGTGGATTTAAGCCGTGCAAGGGTTGTCCAACTCCAGCAGCATGTAAGCGCATGGGTAGATGTCGTGCTAAGATGGGCAAGCGTTAATGCCTGCCAAGAAGAAAAGCTCTTCTAGCCCAAAGCCCAAGAACCCAGCGCTGTATGCGAGGGTAAAGGCAGAGGCTAAGAAGAAGTTTAAGGTTTATCCTTCTGCGTATGCCAATGGTTGGCTGGTGCGTGAGTACAAGAAGCGTGGTGGTAAATACTGATGGCCAGAAAGCCTAAAGGCGGTTTAACTAAGTGGTTCAAGGAAGATTGGCGCGATGTTAAGACGGGTAAAAAATGTGGTCGTAGCGGCAAGAAAGATGCTGGCAGACCTTATCCTGCGTGTCGCCCAGCGAGTAAAGCTAAGTCTGCATCGGCTAAAACTGCTGCTAAAAAGAAAACTGGGCCAGCCCGAATAAATTGGAAACCAAAGAGTAAGTCGAATGCCAAAGCCAAAAGGAAGTAAGACGTATTCTGCCAAGCAGAAGAGGCTTGCTGCGGTTGCTAGGCCGCGCAATAAGATTACGGGCGCTGATTTAAAGGCTGTACGCAAGAAAAAAGGTAAGAAGTAATGAGCATTAGACCCAGAGCGCGTCCAGAGGGCGAAGAGTTTAAAGTGCCTGCCACGCCTAACGGGGCTTCTAATGATGCGCCTGCTAGTGGTGGCAAGGGCGGCGGTAAGTCTGTTAATCCGAGGGCAAAGAAGGGTTCTGCTGATTATAGGAAGATGCAGAAGGCCAATGCGCCTGATAGTTTTTATGGATACTATGATCGGAACACTGGCGATTATGTTCCCTGGTATATTGATATGATTAACGGCGGCGGTGCCAATACTGCTGGTCCTACGTTTAAGGGTGGTGTTTCTTATGGCCGCATAGCGGGCGGGCTGTTGAATGCTGCTGGTGTGTCGCCATACGGGCAGGATCGGCCTCGTGAGTTTATGCCAGAGAGCGCGTATCGAGGTGGTGATGTTGCTCCGTCAGCCCCAGCGCCTTCGGTTGCACCTGCGCCTTCTCGTGGTGTGATTGACGAGGTTTTAAGGCCAAGAGCGCGGCCTGCGTTCCCGTCGCGCAGCAATGTTGAGCCTATTGGCCCTTATGCAATGGTGCCTATGGCGCAGTCTGGAATTGGAGCTGATGTGGTTCCCGAAGCCTTTTACTCTACTGCCTCGGCGCAGCCCGCTCCGTCGCCTTCAGATACTGCGTTTACAACGCCTGGGATGGATTTTTTGATGAACATGGCGCAAAACACTGTTATGCAAAAATTTCCAGATATGCCGAGGCAAGAGCAGCAAATGCTAATTGACCAAGAATATCAGAAGATAGCACAGACGTTGGGTTATTGATGGCAAAGACACGCGCAGAAAAGATTGCAGCAGCCAAGAAGCGTCATAAGTTTACGGCGATCAATAAGCCTCGCCGCGGCGGTCCTAAGAAGTTTGAAGTTTTGGCAGTTGAGGGCGATCAAGTGCGCAAGATTAACTTTGGCGATCCTAAGATGAGCATTAAAAAAGACCAGCCAGGGCGCAAGAAGTCGTATTGCGCACGGTCTGGCGGTATTAAGGGTAAAAACAGCAAGCTAAGCGCGAATTATTGGTCACGAAAAGCGTGGGATTGTTAGATGGCGACGGCAGAAGAGCTTAGACGCGCACGAGAAGACACGAGCATATTTTCTGGGCTGTTTGATTATGTGCGCGAGAATGAAAGGGAGCTTGCGGCAGAGGGTCGTCGCCCTGTTTTGGGTGGATTGCTGTCAAAAGAACCTGTGGTAGGAACTGATACAATCCGCTATGAAGGTGTTGTCCCTATGTTGGCAGGGCTGCTTGAGCCGTTAGCGCGTGGCTTTGATGCGCCTCGTGCTGCGGCTCAAGGTCTTATTCCGCAAGAGGATATGCTT